TAGCGGACCAAAAAATCTTGACTAATTACGCCTAACGGCACATCAGCCTCATAAAGGCTGAACTCAGTGCGATCAGGAGTCAAATCCAGCGCATATCCATTTACTGTTTGATCTGCCATCAGCAAAGAATGCACTTGCTGTGTGTAAGTGTCAGATTCGTCGTCTGGTAAGGCTGCTCTGACCAAAGTGGTGATGCGGACTCGCATCGTGTGGTCAAGCTTGTCAAAAAAGTTGGTGTCAACAGGTTGATCGTTGACTGGCTCGATAA